TGACGTTCTCGGCCGTCGAGGCGCCCTGACCGGGCTTGCTCTGAAAGCCGATCAGGCTGTTCGCCGTCCCGGTGTTGGTGATCGATCCGATTCGGACCGTCTTGCCGGCGACGTCGCCAGATGTCAGCCGAGGGCGGATGTCGACGTGTCCGCCGGTGTTGGTGATCGCGCCGTCGCTGTTCGCCACCACCGCCTTACTGGCCGCGATGACGCCCGCGGTGACGGCGGCTCCGGCGTTGAGCTCTGCGGCCGTTGCGTCGACCGCGACACCCGCGATCTTCAGCGTGCCGGCGATGTTGAGCTCTGAACCGGTCTGGAGCTCAACGACCCGGCCGTTTTGAGAGGTGCGCCATGCGTCTGGCATCAGACCACCTCATCGACCGTGGCGGCCGCGGTGCCCGAGCCGAAGACAGGGTCGAGGCCCTCGATCTCACCGTAGATCAGCACGGCATCGACGGTCGGCGTGATGGTCAGCCGGAACCAGTCGTAGTCGTTGGCGACATCGAGATCCGCCTGCCGCAGCTCGATGATCGCCTGCTTGTCGTCGTCGGTGCCGGCCTGGGTTAGGGCGGCGATCGCCTTGCCGGTGACGTCCTTCGGCGAGCCGCCGTCGGACGTTGCCTGCTCGAGCTTGGCGTTGATGACGGCGGACGTCGCGAAAGCGCCGACGACGACCTTTGCTTTGAAGCTGTGGAACAGCGAAGCGTTCACCCACCCCGTGCTCTTCGCGGTCGTCGCCGACTGCGGGTTGATGGTCGCGAGATGGACCGAGCGCTTGCTCGGCTGTACGTTGGGCCAGGTGCTCATGTGGTCGTTCCTCCGGTCTGACGGTCAAGGTCGTTACGCGCGCGCCGCGATCTCGATGAAGTGGCTCTGGGTCGCCGAGCCCTTGGCGGGACTCACAGCTGCGGTGAGCAGCGGCAGGCCGCCGAGCCGGAAGAGCCAGCGGAAGGCGTGGCGCGCGTAGTCGAAGTAGAGGTGGATCGACGTGGCGAACTGGATCCCGCCGGTCTCGCGGACGCGGGCGTGGTATCCCGAAAGGTTGACGAGCTGGACGTCGCCGGCATCGCCGAGGGTCTCGCAGTGCGCCGACCAGCTGATCGGCACGCCGAGGAAGGCCAGGTTCGGGTAGCCCTGGAGTCCGGTCGTTCCGAGCGCGACGATTGCGGGCTTGTCGGCCAGCCGGAGGTCGACCCACTGCGGGAACGTGTCGGTGTTGGCGAGCAAAACGATCCGGTCGTTGCCCTGGCCGACCAGGAGCCGCGATAACATCTTCACCAGATTCTCGGTCACGACCGTGTCGGCGGCCTGCCCGGTCTCCTTGGTGATCTGGAGCTTCGCCGGGCTGTTGCGCCAACCGAACGGCTTGCCGACGCCGTTACCGTTCATGATCGCCTCGGAGGCGACCCAGGACATCTTCTGCGGGGCTTCCCGCATGATGAGGCGGTTGAGCTGCGGGGCGTCCTGCAAGACCTCGTCAGTCGCGTCCACGAGAGCGGCCAGCTTGTATAGCTCGCCGGTGCGGGGAGTCGGGATCGAGGCCTTGCTCTTGGTGATCTGCTCGCCCTCGTCGACCCAGTAGGACCGGACACCGGTTGTCGCCCAGGGCGTCTCCTCGGACATCTTCAGAGAGAAAAAGTTCGAGTTCGTGGGCGTTGGGTCGACCATCTGGAGCAGGTCGCGTTCGTTGAAGATCAGACTCCTGATCTCCTCCGACATCGCGGACGGCACGAGGTACCCCTCGTCCGCATGCGTCTCGCGGTGGAAGTCAGAGGCGCCCGGACTCGGCGGCGCGGCCTCGCCTCCGTTGCCCATCTCGACGATCGCGGCGAGGCGGGGGTCGAGGCGACCGTTCGGTCGCGCGGCCTGGTGGACGCTGTGCGCGAAGTCTGCCCCGTTGCGAAATCCCCGCATCGGGTCGCTCTCGCGGTTGTCCTGCACGGCTACGCGCGTGGCAGGCTGGGCCGCATCCTCGCGCTCGAGCACCTCGAGGGCGCGGATCTGGGCCTCGGTCTCTTCGATATCTGTCGCGAGCAGGGTGGCCGCTGCTGCGGCTTCTGCGCTCGGGCCTGCTGGGTCGTCGGTCTCGAGCGCGGCTAGGACTCCGGACCGCTTGGCCCTGAGTTTCGCCAGTTTCTGTTGAGCGCGCAGCTTGGGGCTCATCTCTTGCGTCCTCCTGGTGCCCAGGAAAAACGCAAAAGGCGCGTGCCGCTGAGCACCACCAGTTAGGTGGGTCCAGCAGGCACGCGCCCCCTTGTAAGCCGCGTTGCGCTGCGTTGCCGCTGCGAGTGCCTAGCCGTCAGCTAGGCTGCCCGAGGGCCTGTGTCTGGAGAAATTGTGGAGTATCAGGGCGGCGCCTGTCAACCAGCGCCCCCGGCGAGCCTCAGACGGGCGGCCGCAGCCTCCGCCCTCGAGCGCCCCGGCGCGGCCTTCTGCTGGCCCGCGGAGAGCCGCGCGATCGCCGCCTCGAAGGTCTCGACACGGTCAACCATGCCGCGCTGGAGCGCGATGCTTGCGGTCAGCACGCGCCCCTCGCCGTAGTTCTCGCGGACGTCCTTGAGGCTGGTCTTGCGGCCTCGGGACACGGCGCTGACGAAGGTGTCGTAGTACTCGCGCACCTGGGTGCCATAGTGCTCCACGGCCTCCTCGTCGAGCGGAGCGAACTGATTGCCCTCGGCCTTGAACTTTCCGGCCGTAATGTACGTTCGCTTCACGCCAGCCTTTTCGGCTGCAGCGCTGACATCGTCGTGGGCCATGATGACGCCGACGCTGCCGACTTGCCCGCTCGGAGTCATTGACAGGCTGTCGGCCTGAGTCCCCAGCCAGTATGCCGCGGAGGCCGCATAGGCGTTGGCGATCGCCTCTATGGGCTTGCTGCCGCGCGCCGCGAAGATCTTCTCGCCGAGCTCTTGGACGCCAAACACCTCGCCGCCAGGGCTGTCGACGTCGATCAGGATCGACGTGATGTTCGGATCCGCCACCGCGGCGTCAAAGGCCTCACCGAATCGCTCCGTACTGGTGCCAGGAGGCCCGGAGATATCCTCGACGGATGCGGCACGGTGGGCGATGACGCCGCGAAGCGACAGGACGGCGATGGCGCCAGGCGCCGCGACCGCCTTGGTCTGCCGGCGCGCCGCGGACGGCTCGAGCGCTGCGTCGATCTCGTCGCGACTCATGCGCACGCCAGAAATACGGCGCTCGATAATCTCGACCATCGCCTCGAAAGCGGCGGGGTCCATTGCCCAGGGGCGCTCGTAGAGCGCGCGACGGACGTGCGGAAAGCGGTCAGGCATGGCGGGGCTCCTCTTCAATGACCAATGCAGCGAGCTCGCCGGGTGCAGCCTGCGCCCAGCGCTCCATCGCCGAGGCGCCTTCGGTGGCGAGCTCCTCGGCGTGGCGAGAGCAGTAGGCCCGGGCTAGCGACGGCTCGAGCTCGAGTTGCTCCATGATCCGAACGGCGTGCTCGCGGTAGAAGTCACCGGCCAGCTTACCGAAAGCCTCGCTGTCGCCGGCATTGCGCTGGGCGATCTTGCGAACGCCCTCGAGCTCGCTCGAGACCAGGCGAGCTGCGTTGCGCTGGGCAATCAGGTAGAGGCGGCGAGGCGGGCGGCTCTCGATAAGCGCGGTTAGGGGCGGCGGGGCGCTGCGCGCCTCCTCATCCTCGGGCTCGCGAGCCGGGGGCGCGGCTGGGCGTTGGCGCGGTCCTTCTGGATCGCCGCCGCGGTCCTGGTTGGCGGACCGCCGCGGCTCGTCTAGGCCATCGATCGGCGGCAGGTTCTCGATGCCGCGCACCTCGTTCTCGCTCATGAACCCGTTCATGATGCCCAGCGCGTAGGCCTGGAAGCGCTCGAGGGTGTGGCCGGCGAGCAGGCTGTCGAAGCTGATCTCGACGGAGAGGGCGTCCTCCTCTGGGTCGTCGTGGATCAGATCTCGGTCGACCGTGGACTCGAAGCGGCGCGCGACTGGCGACAGTGAGTAGTCGATCAGCTGCTTGGCAGCCTCTTTCACCGAGGCGTAGGTCGGCGTCTTGGATGCCCCGAGCAGGTGCGGCGGCAGGTTCATCCAGCGGGCGCACTCGTTTACTCCTGCCTCCCGCTGCTCGGCAAACTGACTGTCCTTCGGCGAAAAGCCGAACTGCGAGACCTTCGCTCCGTTCTTCAAGAGCAGCGCCTTATGGGCGTTGCCCTGCCCGCTGATCGAGCGAAGAAACTCCTCTGCGCGCTGCTCTGCCGGGCCCGTTAGCTTCTGCGGGAACTCGACGGCCAGGCCGGGCCTGGCCCCTTGCGCAAAGTAGAGGGCGTCGTAGGCCTCCATCGAGAGCCAGAGCCCGATCGCCTCGCGCGCCAGCTTTTTGACATCGGCGCCGATCTCAGAGCCGAGCCCGAAGCTGCGCAGCCGAAAGAGCTCGCCCTGCGGCACCCAATCGTCGCGGCCGTCCAAATTCAGCACTTTGAAGACCAGGCGCCCGTCGGCCTGCTGCTTTGTCTCGACGACGCGGTCGGGGTTGATCGGCCATAGCTCTACATCGCCTCCGCGTCCGATCTTGATCCTCGAGTAGGCGCAGGGCCAGAGCACGGCTTGCGCGATGGTCATCTCGCGCCACTCGCGCGCCGTCTGCCAGGGGTTCGGGCGACGCCGAAGAGTGCGCCAGAGCCAGTGATCCCGCG